ATTGATATAATTAGTTTACCATTGCCCGAACCGAACCACAGGAAGCTATTATGCCTAGAGCCTTAACCCCTATAGAACGAATAGAGCGAATGCAGTCCCTAGTAGATCACTGGCCTGGTGCCACTAGTTTAGACGCTGCTTTCATAGATGCAGGAATAAACTTAAAGGACCGAAGAGCCAGGATGCGCCTAAGGAGGAAGACCGAAGAACACTTCGGCATTACACTAGAACCCCATAACCCACAGAATAGCACAGAACACGAAGCACTATGCCCAAGTACTTTAGATATAGTTAAAGCTAAAGCAGCAAAAGGTATTATAACTGTCTCCTACACCAACAATACTAAGCTAGAAGACAAGTTCCTAGATACTTTAGAAGTATTCGCGGAAGCTAAAGGATTACAGATACTGGTTAAACCAATCAGATATAAGAATCCAAATGCGATGGAGAAGGCTGAGCCGTACCATTGGGATAAGCGTATTATTCCTTATGCTATTAACGATGACTTCCATTTGAACTCTAGCTTAGTCTTCTCAGCCGTGAGTTTACAAGCTACAGTAGCTAACCCTCTTGCTGGTAAGCAGATAGCTTATGGCAATAAGTCTGTTGTGTATGGCAGTAGTGCTATAGAGCTCGATGCAGTAGCAACCCCTAAAGGAGAGTTGCCTAAGTTATTGTTTGCTACAGGTAGTTTGAATAAAGCGAAGTATAGCAACTCAGATGCTGGCATTAAATCTATGGCCAGACATAACAATACAGCTATCATCTTTATACCGCACAATGACTATAACCGGGATTACATATTAGAGTGGGATGGAGAAGGGTTCAGCTTCTTCAAGGAGTACTGGACACCTGAGGGTATGGCTGAAGAGGTTGCGAGTTATGATGCAATCCACTTTGGGGATGCGCACGCAGAAGGTATGACTAAAGCCATGATCGCTCAACGTATGCGTATGGTTGAGCTACTTGACCCAGCGACACTTGTATGGAATGACTTGCATAATCACGGAGCTGGCTCACATCATAATGATCTAATAGAAGCATTACGTAGAGAGCGTCGAGGGCTAAACTCTGTAGAGGCAGAAGTACAGAAGGCTATAGATGTCCTCAATACTTTAGGTAAGGGGCGTAAGAATATTATAGTACGCTCTAATCACCATGATCATCTCCAGCAATGGGTAGATAGATTCAAGCCTAAGCAGGACTTAGCTAACGCTGATTACTATGCCTGGCTAATGTATAAGAATACCCAGGACGATACTAAATCCTTTTTGGAGTTGGCTATGGAGGATTCACTTACAGTTGAGTATGAATTCATAAATGGTGACGGTGCCTACAATATTGCAGGTATTGATTGTAGCCAGCACGGAGATAAAGGAGCAGACGGAGCACGTACAGCAGTAGGCTTCCATAAACTATCCAGAAAGTTACAAACTGGGCACAGCCATAAACGATTCATCAAGGGCTTGCATTGGTCAAGCGCTGTGATACCGTTAGAGCTTGGGTACAATAAAGGTTACGGCACTTGGTCTAGTACTGATACAGCTATAACAACTGAGGGCACTAGAGCTCACATTACATTCATTAAAGGCAAATTTTGGAAATAACTATAACCACCACTACTCTACCTAACCAGTTGAAGCCGGGCCTCCGAGAGAGCGCAGCGAACGGGAGAGGTAGAGGCGTAAACTGGGACTAACATGACAACAAACATTCCAGCGCCTGTATTCAACGAGTTCTCTATTGAGTCTGCTAACCAGTTACTATCTACTAAGTTAGTATCTCAGGATCTAGTAGATAAGATGAATGCTCTAGCTAGCAGTACAGAACTAGCGCAGACGTTTAAAGATAATATGACGTCGTTCACTACTGTACTAAATAAGGGGGCTTTTACCTTAGATCAATACGTAACAGCAGTGCAGTACGTAAGTTACCGCCTGATGGGACATGGTGTGCGGATATCCTGGGAGAAGACTTTCCCAGAGAGGTACGCAAGGTTGTTGAGTTTAGGCACAAACCATAGAGCAATTAACTCACACTCCACAGCGTTCAATAGAACTAAGTTAGTTAACTTAATCACGGAACAGTCATTAATCCCTAGCTGGATTATTAATAACCATTACTTTCAAGAAGCGTTGGATGTCCAAGTAGGCTTGATGCGGGACGAAGATGTATCCCCTAAAGTTAGGTCTGATGCAGCTAAAGCAGTCCTTGAGTACACAGTTATGCCTGATGCTGCAGTAGGTAATAAAGAAGAAATATCGGATAAAGGTATGGATATTATTGCAGAGCTGGCTAGGAGTGTGACAGCACTAGCTGAGGGCAAGCAAGCTAGAATTATTGAGGGCTCTGCTACTGCTCAAGAGATGGCGCGTAAGCCGGTGTATGCAGTAGAGGCGGAGATAATTGATGAGTGATATACCTACCAGTACAAAGAGCGCAACAGCTAAGTCAGTTGATCAGTATTTGAATGAAGTAAGATACTCAGAGGATCCAGATTACAAGCCTTCTGTATTCGCACTTAAGTTTATAGATTTCATACAGATGGTTACCGACGGTAAAGGAGAGTCTAGCCCTACACCCACTTTTCATTTGAAGATGTTGGATAAGGTAGCTACTTCCGCCCCTCGTGTGGCTAACCTAGCAGCCCGTGGGACGAGTAAGACGTCATTGCTAGCTGAGTACCTATTATTCTATATAGCCATCTACGGGCGGCTAGACGGCTTTGGGGCTGTCGATGTCTCTATGTACGTAAGTGATACTATGGAGAATGGAGTAAAGAACCTGCAGAAGAACATGGAGTCTAGGTATGACAACTCAGAGTTCCTACAGAAGTACATTCCTGAAGCCAAGTTCAACCAAGCAGAGATGTTGTTTAAGAACGCTTCAGGTAAGTCTTCCTACGTTAAGATGTTTGGCGCCAGCACAGGTATTCGTGGATTCAAGTACTTTGGTAAGCGTCCTCAACTAGCCCTGTTTGACGATTTACTATCCGATAAGAACGCTAAGAGTGATGGGATATTAGAGGATATTGAGAACATGGTATACAAGGGTGTTATGCCTGCATTGGATATAACCCATAAGAAGATCATATTCTCAGGTACCCCCTTCAACGCCGCAGATCCACTGTATAAGGCCGTTGAGTCTAAAGCCTGGTTATCCAACGTATATCCGATTGCAGAGGAGTGGCCAGTAAGCCGAGAGGACTTCAGAGGAGCCTGGCCTGAGCGGTTCAGCTATGATGCCCTTGTATCTGATTGGGAGGTAGCAGTAGAAGATGATCAGACGAGTGCATTCATGCAAGAGCTTATGCTACGTATTAGTAACCCGGTGGATAGACTGATTCGAGACACAGAGATCCTTTGGTATAGTCGAGAAGTCCTACTCAAGCAGAAGTTCAACTACAATTGGTATATCACTACTGACTTAGGGACAAGTGCTAAACGTTCTGCAGACTACAGTGGTATATCTGTATGGGCTATTAACAGCAAGAATCACTGGTTCTGGGTTGATGGTATATTAGCTAAGCAAGATTCTGCAGCTAATATGGATGATATATTTCGTCTAGCTCACAAGTATGAACCCATGAGTGTAGGCATTGAAGTTAATGGGCAGCAAGGTGGATTCATCCCCTGGCTGCAGAAAGAGCAGCTAAGCCGTAACATATTCTTTGATATAGCTCGTAGTACTAGCGCTAGCGGGGAAGGGCGGTTAGGTATCCTAAGCCCAACAGATAAGAACAAGTTGGAGCGCTTTAACATCATTCTACCCCAATTTAAAAAAGGTAAGGTATGGCTTCCTGAGGAGTTAAAACAAGACCCTATTATGGTAGAAGCAGTAAAAGAGATAAAAGGAGTAATGAAGCGTGGTATAGTCTCACGTAATGACGACTGGTTAGACACTTTATCCCAACTTGGTCTTATGGAAATCTTTACCCCTTCGGGTATCACTACTGACCCTAGTTTACCGATTGGGATACAAAATGATGTAAATAATTTTTGGGGGAGCAATCCTCCTCCTACAAGTTCAACTGGAGGTACTGGGAATTCCAGTTACTTTGTTTAAAGGTACTATATGAGCAACAATATAAAGAATGGCAGTACTTCAGTACTTCAGATTATGTCTAACCTTACCTACGGAGAATTATCTCAGTATGCGGTAGGAGGGGCTAATCAAGGGCAAGTACTTGAAAAAGACTACCCTCGTGTTATGTCAGCTATTAATCGAGGTGTGAACGAGATCCAGAAAGACTTGTCTGTTCATGAAGGCTCAATAAGGCTACGGCTAATAGAGGGTGTTTTAACTTATCCTATCCATAGTCAACATAGTATGGTGACAGGTACCCATGTACATAAGTTCGTTGATGACTCTACGTATGAGCCCTTTGAGGACGATATACTACGTATTCTAAGGGTCTATGATAAGGGAGGTACTGAACTACCTATCAACGAGCATAACTTATCAAATACTATCTATGTACCAGCACATAACGTAATTCAACACCCTTTTGTTATAGACCAGGATATTCTAGGCGTTGTATACTCGCGCTTTAGTAAAGCTGTTACAGTTACTACAGCAGAAGAAGCTGCTTCAACTTACCTAGCTATTCCTGACCCTACCCTAAGTGCTTTATATGCTTATGTGGCTAGTATCATGAGTGCAGGTATTACTACCGCACAAGAAATATCTGATTCAGATAAATGGCGTGCTGAGTATGAGGCTAGAATAGCTAAATTAAAGTACAACCCAGCGACACCTCCAGAGAGTTACTCTAATACTAAACTTACTGATAACGGTTTTGTTTAGATAAATAACAACGTACAATCAATTAAACATATAGGAGTAACCCATGCAGACCCCCTTAAACAGAGATACAGGCAACGAAATAGTAGAACGGTACATAGGTACCGCTTACGATAAAGTAAAGGTTGTAGCTGATAATATAGCTGAGATCACCTCGGCTGCAGCCCTTGCCCCTGATGTAGCCATAGTAGTTGGCGCCATTGCTAATATTAACGCAGTAGGGGTTAATATCGCTAATGTGAATACAGTTGGCGCTAACGCAGCTAGTATTAACAACGTCGCGACCAACGCAGCTAATGTGAATATAGTTGCTTCCGCAGATTCTGATATTACTTCTGTAGCGGGCAGTGTGGCTAACGTTAACGCCGTAGCAGGTAACGTAACTAACGTTAACGCCGTAGCTGCAATAGCAGCTAATATAGCTGCTACATCCTCTAATGCAGTAGACATATCCTTTGTTGCTGACAACATTACTGCCATAACAGCGGCAGCAACAACCCTAGAAACTCTCAGCTTTGCTACAAGTGTAGACGGCTGGACAGCGCCTAGCGATGCATGGGTATACGTTGATGCTAATACCTTTAAGGTTGTTGGCGTAGACCGCACAGCAATATTTCCAGTAGGGGCTAAAATTCAGCTAGTTAATCCTGCTACTAAATTCTTTTACGTAGCTTCAGTAGTCTTCGGTACTGATACTGTTGTTTCCCTGTTACCTAATAGTAGCTATTCTCTAGCTAACTCTGCCATTACTATCCCCCAATACTCTTACCAAGACACGCCAGGTGGTTTCCCTAACTGGGGTAGTGCGAACCAGACTTCTGCTCTAGCAGCAGAGGTAGCATCTCTTATTGCCTTTAGTGACAGTGATCTCAGTTTTCCTCCAAGTACTTTTAGGCTTGATGTGTCTGCGGCGAATCAAGCAGTACAGACAAACGTTAATGGACAGTCCGTTTCGTCCTTAGTAATAGGGAATATCCTTCATTTCGGTGATGGCTACATACCAATACCTCCTGCAGAGGTAATGAATATTGTCTTGACTGTACAAATGTCAACGGCAGTAGCCTCTAAGAACGTGAAGTTGGTTGTAAATGTTTATAACAGCACAGGAACTTCGGTGCGGCAGGTAAGCTTCGATGACGTAGCAGTTTCAGCAGATACAGCAGAAGCAACTATATCCTTAAGCAACGTCCTATTGGACACTGACATAACTGAGCCAACTGAAGGTAGGGTTGAGATTCAACGATTGGCTACAACTACAAATGAGCACCCCGGAGACATTCAAGTTAAAAAAGCGGTGGTGACTTATGTCTGAATTTATAGCTCCGAATTATAACTATGCTCCTGAGATATCCGCGTCATTCGATCAGGGTTTCCTGGATGCAAGTGCCGTACATCGGGCAACACCCGCGAATATCGGGGATGTTGACGTTAACGGGTGGGAAGTCGGGTACTCTGTTGGTTACCGAGAGGCGCGGGATTACCATAAGACTGCCGTAGTTACAGGCGCAGATCTTAGTGGGCAGTCCCGCGCTTACTTAGATGGGTATAGTGCAGCGAGTACGTTTCATTCGACTAATACGATTACAGGTGATGATCTGCTCTCTGTTGAGCGCGGTTACGCAGAAGGTTATAAAGCTTCTAGGGACTACCACACTACAAACACTGTAACAGGTACTGATGCGACGGGGCTGCTGCGAGGATACGCAGAGGGCTACCAGAACTCTAGCGCCTTTCACACTGCTGCAGCCACGTTAACCAACCCAGCTAATGACGCATCTGGCGTGGATCGTGGTTACAATACTGGCTACAACGTAGGCACTGCAGCAGAAACCCGCCCACATATTGTTTGTGGTTTAGGGGCAAATTTTGTAGCTACAACGGGGGACGCTATATACACATTGCCGTGCAGTACAACACTCAGTTCGAAGGATGTAACGAATAGTAACGGTACTATTACAATCAACTCAGCGGGTACATGGGAATTTTATATGT